CGCCAAGCCTGTTTTGGTTAAGCACCCCGTATTGGGCGCTATCAAGAATAAACTCTGCGTAAACCGACATACGCGACAAATACAAAGTAAACACCGTTTGGCTAGGTGTAGCAGAATAACTAATGCCCTCGATTGAGCAAGTTTCTGTTGTCGTTACGGCAGTACCCGGCACAACGTATTCCAAATAGATAATTGAGCCTTGCGCATAGTTGTTTACAAGACTGGCTACCCCAGCGTTTACTTGCATTACATCGGTAAATGTGACCTCGAAGCGTAGGTCGTTAGGGTCAGATGCAGAGTTTGCTAACCATTGCGCTCTGGTTTGTGCTTCAGAAATTGTGTTATTTACTGTAGTTACGCTGTTAAACCGTGCGCCGTAAGCGGTCACGCTAGCTGCGTTAGTGGCTGTTTGAGCGGCCACAACTGGTGGGTCAACGGTGACTGTGTTAAGAAAGTTTTGGCCTGCCGATATGCGCTTAAATTGCTGATACAGCACATATTTATCGCCTGTTGACGCGCCTTTGTCTGGCTTTAATGTAACCGCGTTAGTTACGGCAGTGCCAGCAGTTGATGCAATGCGCAACCTGTTTGCGTTGTCCTCTAAATATAATTGACCGCCAACAAAATCTGTTTTTAGGTTTGTGTTAATTCTTGCTGCCAATGTGCCTGTGTAGGTATCGGCAGCAGCTGTGGCGTTACTAGTTCCTGTAGGTATCCAATCCATACCTGTAGGCAACGCACCTGATGCCACCGTAAACTGGTTATACATTTGTTTAAATGCAAAATCGGCTGTTAACGCGAAATTGGTTACTTGGATACGGCCTGCGCGTGTCATCCAATCATCAAGAATTACTGTTGCAGTCGAGTTTGTGTTAGTGCCGCTCGATGTGTTTGTGCCCGGTGCATCATCAAATTGCACCTCTGAAACCCAAAAAAATTGGCGATCTGCCTGATACGACAACAAAAATGCTTGACCCACTGGCCAATCGGCTATCTGATTGTTGTTGTTAGAAATGGTTACAACAAGTTGCGTGCCAGAGTAATCATCTAAATAGTTTTGTTTGCCTCGAAACCTTGTAAACGACCTAACTTGACTTATTTTGTCTACATAGGTAGGTACAGATTGCAGTGCCCACGTAATCGGCGCGGCCATTACATTGCCCGAGTGTTGATTGGCACAGGGCCGTTACTGCGCACATAGCGTTGCAAAGCCAACACAATCTGGTTGGGGTCTCCACCGTTCACGTTTATTGTGATGTTGTTTGTGCCACCCATTTGACCCATTTTTGACAATGGAATTACGGCTTCTGGGCCTGCCTCGCCAATCATTGCCAATGTTGGGCTGTTTACAATGCCACCGCTAGCCATTTTAGGAACATTTATTCCGCTGCTAACGCTTGCGCTGTCACCACCAACCCTGCCCAATGAAATTTCGTTAATAAAGCCAATATCAGGCAACAGCGGTAATGCGTTGTAGCCCTTAATAACTGCGTTAATAACTTTTATCCAACCGTTAGCAAACGTCTCAAACACAGTGATAATGCCGTTAATTACAGCCTTAACGCCCGTACTAAACCACTCAAACTTTTTGTAAGCAACAACTAAACCAGCAACAAGCAAAGCAACACCAATTGCAATAAGGCTAAACGGGTTTAGTGCCATAGCAATGTTGGTAGCCACAATAGCTGCAGCAACCAAACCGATAGCGCCAGCAATAAACAAAAACGCCTCCGGGTTATTAGTAGCCCAATCTGCAAATTTTTGTACATATGGCAAAATGGCTTGCACTACTGGCAGCAACGCTTCTCCAATGCTGCCTTTTAGGTTTTCCATTTGCGCTGCCATTATTCGAGAACTGTTTGCAAGGCCGTCAGATGTTTTAGCAAAATCCCCTTGTGCATCTCCAGTTTGCTTAAAAATAGCGCTTTGTGCCGCAAGTATTTTTTGTTGATCAGTAAGCGCGCCTGTACCGTCATAAATACCAAGAGCCATTGCTTCGGTTTTTAACGTGGCATCGTTTAGCAAAACACCAAATTTTCGCATTGGCTCTGCTTCGCCTCGCAATGCTGCACCAATTGCGTTGACTGCTTCCTCTGGTGTCGTGTTATTAAAAGATGCAAGGTCTGATGCAAGAGCCGTAAAATCATTACTAAAAGTTGCTAAATCTTTACCACCAAGCCCGGCTGCTTTACCAAAAGTGCCAAACGTGCCGGCGGCATTTAAAACCGCTGCTTTAGATTGACCCAATGACTTAGCGGCAGTTTTTGCAAAAGCCTCAATGTCTGCTGCGCCGTCACCAAATATGACATTAACTTTTGACATGTTTTCTTCAAGGTCGGATGCTGCAGCGATTGCAGGCCCAATTGCGGCTGCTATGCCAGCAAGAGCGGCTGCCGCTGGCACGGCTGCTTTTTTGATTGCAAATTGAGTTTTTGCGCCAACAGTTTCTAATTGTTTAAATTGCGTGATTGCGCGGTCTAGCGCTTTACCGTCATATTCTGCAATAATTGGTATTGACAGCATTACAGCTCTTTTCTTACTACGGCGGCTGTATCCAAAATCATTTTTTTCATTTCGTTTTCAATGCCACGCCTAGCCTTGTAAACGGCTGGCCCAATTAAACGTGTACGGCCAGCACCTACAAACCCTAGTTGGTTGCCAAGTTTGTTTGCGTTTGCTCGACCAGCAGTTTCAAAGATCGCTGTAGCCGGGTCTTTTTGCTCAATCAGGATTACGCCTACCGCGTTGCGCCGAGTGTCAATGCGTAGGCGCACATTGCTTTTGGCTTTGGCAACTGTAAACGGAAATACTTTACGGCCTCGACTATCCCAGTTGTACGCCATACCAGACAATGGTAATTCTGTGTACATGTCTTTTGCTGCGTTAATTGCTGGTAATGCAATCTCGTTGGCCTGTTGCCTAAAGTCTTTTTGCAACTGCGGGTCAATCTTTTTGAGCGCGTTAATAGTTTCTTTGACACCTACAACAGTAATTGTGGTTGAAACAGACATGGTTTACCTTTGACTACGTTTATTTAATAGCGTAATCGTTGTAAGCAAGTCGCGTGAGTCAAACTCAATATGCGTTGGCCACCACCCTACTGCCACCAGCACTTCTGCTAGTTGGTGTCGGTAAGTGCCAACGCCGTAGGGTTTGGGTTTGTCTCGTCAACGGATGTTAATTCCATGTCTGGATTTTGTTTAACCCATTCGCGCCAATTGTCCGGTACTGAATCGCCAGCCAGTTTGCACAAGGTATATGCCCAGCAAGCCAAATCGCTGTAACCAATGCCTCGACCGTCAGAAACTTTGCGATTTTCTGTTTTTTCCCACTCACATATAACAAACATGTTTGTGTTTAATGTGCGCGTACCGCGACCATCTTGCAGGTCTAATTCAAGTTTAATTTTCATGTCTTACCTTTCGTGTCGGGCCGATGTAGGCCGTTGGTTACGCTACTGCAACGCTGTAAACGCCACCAGTAAACACAATGTCAATTGTGTCAAGTGCGCCCAATGCGGCGTTGACAATTGGCAAGGTTTCTAGGTAGCAACCCGTAAGTGTTGACTCTGGGTTAGTTGCGCTAGTAGCTGCGCTCGTTGGTTTGATCTTGACTGTTGTGGATGTGCCCACTAATGCAGCCAATGTTGCGTAAGTCTCTGTGGCAGCAAAACTGTTGTACATCGTCAAAGTCAATGTGCTGTTCTCTAAGCCAGCCGTGTAAACGCGTGCGGTTTTGCCAAACGATGTGCTTTCCAATGCCTCGATCACGCGCGTAAAAGTTGCGGCGCTGGTCTGGTCGGTCAAGTCAACGGCATTAACCGTGACTAACGGGTTAGATAGGTAAGTGCTGGTAGCCATGTGGGTTAAATCTCCTCGTTGGTGTCTGTACTAGTTTTAGCAGGTTTTTTAGGTTTAGGTGTGGATTGCTCAACAATGAAACCGCCAGACAACAGCGCTGCCACGTTGATGCCCTCATCAGGTATAAACAGATCACCGACAATGCCAAGTTTGCTTGATGCAATGGTATAGATCATGCTGTTTGTGCCTGCACTTTCACTGTTAGGTCATAGCAAGGGTAAGACGCGCCACCAATGTCAATTGAGCCGGGTCTGCCGTCTAGCACGATTACAGCGGATGCCAGCACTAATGCGACAATGCTTAAAATCTCGCGTAACACTGGCAGACCTGCAGGCCCAGAGCCAACAACTTTAAGCGGAAAATCCATAGTCACAATGTTGCCGTTACCGCCATAAGTCGTAAAACTTGGCGCTAATAGGAACACACAGTTGGGCACAAGTTTTGTGGGGTCAGTTACTACCCTTAGCCCACTTACGGCCGTTAGCGTGGCTGCTACATCGTCTATAGCCTCGTTTAAGAGGTCTGTGTACGGTGCAGGCATTAGGCAACCGCTGGACGGGGGATACCCAACAATTGCTTAACTATCGGCGTAAGAGATTGCTGGGTTGGTGTGCCCATTGTGTCAAACGCTGCAAACGCTGTCTCGATGCTGCCACGTGAACGCCAAAGAGCTGCGGCATACATAAGCGTGCCTAGCGTGACATCGTGACCCGGTGACGTGGTAAGGCTGTCAAAATAGCCTGCCTCTTGCCGGCGGCGATAACAGAAATCGTTGCCAGCGTTTCGTGCTTGTGTAGCAAGCGTGTAATCGTCTGACGGATTAGTAATTGTTACGCCCAAATAGGTAACAAGTTCTGCTGTTGTAATCCATGTGCAGTTTTGTGTATAAGTAACCGTGCCGGCATAAAACGCTACATAGTCAACATTGCTGCCTGTGGTGGCGTAGATGATCTGGTTAGGCCGTGCTACTTCCTCGTTGTAAAGAAACTCGCCAGTGGTGTTGTCAATACCTGTGTACTCGTACTGTGGCAACGCCAGCACAGTAAACGTGCCGTTAAACGGTGCGCCAATCGAGCCAACGGTTATAGATTGCCCAACAACAATATCTGTTGGCTCTAACGTGCTGATGCACGCGTAGTTACCAATTAACTGTTTACTGGCGGTGTTGTAAGTTGCCATAGCGGTGTAAGTCCGCTACAGACTAAGCGATTACGATGCCCTGAATAAACGAGGACTTAGCAACAAAAGTTGAAAAGTAACCGTAGTAAGAGAACGTGCGGCTCAATGTGCTTGGGTTAGCAATTGACAAAACACCCTGTTGTGCTTCGTAAATTTCAAAGCCCGGTGCGTAAACAACAAGCATTGTGCCAGAAGCGAAGTTGTTATCAACAACCAGCTGCAAGCCCATTACGTTCATGTTGTTGTAGCCCATGCCGCCAACTTTGCCAATCGAGTTTTGGCCCATAATGCCATCGGTGACATAACCCAAAACTGGTCGTTTGTTGCTGTCCAACTGTGCACCCAACTTTTCCCACACGTCTGGGCTTACGCACAAGTGTGTTGGAAAATAGTTGCTGTCCTCAGCAATTTCGCGTGCTGCGTCATACAAGGAACTGATCAACGATGTTGGGTCACCAGCGGTGACAGTCCATGTTGAGCCTGATGCGGTCTTACCTGAAACAAGTGCATCGGCTGCAATGTCATCAGTCTTAATCAAGTACTCACCTGCAAGGTCATTAAGAATAATGTTCATTGACGCTGGGTCAGTGAAATCCATGTCTTGCATTGTCAACGTGACTTGACCTGCAACAGTTGACTTTGTAACCGTGTTAGATGCGATCACCATTGTGGTTGCGCTAACTGCAGAGCCTTCGGTCTGTGTTGCGGCGCTTGTGTGCGTGGTGATTGTTGGCCTGATGAAAGTCTTGCTTGGTGTGTTTGGCATCGAGCGCGCACCAAAAGCGGTGACAACTGGACGCACAAAGTTAAGGTCTTGGAACACTGGCCCAAGAACTGGAACTGGCAAAAGACCCGGTGTATCAGTTGTAAGAACATCGCCTGCAGCTGCTTGCAATGCTGATTGCTGATCGCGCACGGCTTCTTTGTATGCAGCGTTCACGTTGTGGAAAGTGTCTCCACCAGCGTGCATTGCTGCCAAATATTCGCCAGCGGTTGGCATAACAAATTTGCGTTTTGCTTGTGCAAAAATTGGTGCAGTTGGGATGGTTGCCTCGACTGCTGGGATGGTTGCTTCGCTCATGGTTTCTGTCTCCTGTGTAGGTTCTGTTTCT